CCAAGATTCAACACCATTCTAATGTCAAATTTTGGAAATATCACTACAGTCTATCCAGCTGTAGTTATTGCGCACATACCTAGCGTTGCTTTTCGTCTGTTCAAAGGACGGTTAGCTAGCAGTGTATGTCTCATATCACACCCATCGGACTACTCCGTTGGCGATACGATGTCGCTTGATGAAAGTTTACCCGAAGAAACGATTGAGATCACTCCTCGACCGGTACTAGAAGTACCAGGAGTGACTCCAGAGCAGACCGGTAGCCACGTGGCGGCCGGTCTCTCCAAGACCAGAAATTCCGGGAAATTCTTATCAGTTCTCATTCAGCGTGTTAACGCTGTTACAAAAACCGAAATGAACTCCGACGTTCGGATCATTTTGGAATCTATCCTTCTGCCCATTGTGGCTCGAAGATCGGATCGAACGGTTTGGTTCGATCAGAAGGATAGTCAGAGGCTTCAGGACGCCGCAGTCAAAACTGCCAACGTTCTCCTCTCAATTTCCTCGCAATATGGAAACGACATGGTTCAAACTTTCGTTAAGTACCATCTCGATATCCTAATGTGTAAAGGATTCCGTGATTCCGCCCGCCCTCCACTGCCCTCGCAGCTAAGCGTCGTTCCTAACCTATTCTTCGGGTTTATACGTCGTGGACTGGCTCGTGCCGTTGCCCAGCAAGACATGTCTCTAATATATTCTCTAGCAAAAGGTGCCAAGCAAGCTTGGCCATCTCTTAGCGTTGAGAAAATTTTTGAGAGTCTTGCAAAACACTCAATTCTGTTCTCCACTCACCATGGTAATGTCACGAATGACATCCTTAGCAAGCAGATTAAGAAGTGTTCATCTCAGGTTTTCAAGAACCTTGGGCTTCCTACACAAACTTTTCCGACTGGAAAATCTTGCACTCAATACTCCTATTCAAAAGGAGGTACGTATGCTCTCTTTTCCGACGTTGGATTGTTTTCTTTTTCTTCGACCACAGAAGTAGTTCCGATCTATGACGTGAGGACTAGTATGACACCAGAGGTGCTTAGTCCCCAACGTTATAAGAACGTTACGTTAGGATTCTCCGATAGCTACACCGCTTCTCGTGAGATGGGTCGATGGAAGGAGAAAGTGAACAGGCTCTGTTATTCGAATATTGCCTCTTCTTTTTCACTTTCGTGGTCAATTAATGGTGATCTCGTCTGGGACCAGAACCTCTTGAAGGTTCAAGCTATTCCTGAACCAGGAAAGGTCCGAGTCATCACCAAAGGAAATGGATACTTGTACACAGGTCTTCAACCGCTACAAGGACTACTGATCAAAGCTTGGAAGAAAACTCAATTTTCCACCATGTTAGATGACAATCTACTCGAGAAGGTCACTAAGCTAAATCAGGGTTGTGCGGAGGATCTTCCAATGATTTGCTCTGGAGATTACGAAGCCGCTACTGACCTCGTCAAAAAGGCAGCGACAATGTTAGCGTTTTCTGGAGTTTCCCCGTCAACTACGGGTTATGAACTCGCGCTCATGTCCTTCCTACCTTCGGATATTGTGTATCCGTCTCCGTTGTCAATCTCAACGGTAGCAATCGACGCCCAGCCTATGGGCCATCCTTTGTCTTTCCCGTTGTTATGTGTCATCAACTTGTCTGTTTACCAGGCGGCTCTCACCGCTTGGAAGAATGATCAGTTGGTTCGCCCTGAGGTTCGGTATCATCGACGGTCCCTAATCTGTAAACACAGACTTTATACCCGTGTTATCATCAATGGTGATGACATTCTGTTTCGATGTACCAAAGATTTCATGCCCTTCTTTATTAGTATGGCGTCAGACGCTGGACTAAAGATCTCTCAAGGAAAAAATTACGTTTCTTCCTCATGTTGCATGATCAACTCTCAGATGTTCCTGGTTAAAGGTGATAAAGTCACCCGTATCTCTTACCTCAATCAACGCTTGACTTCTGGTAATAATATTAAAACAGGAAATAGCATGTGTACTCCGACACAGCTAGGCGCACCACTCAATGACATGTTCTCCTATTGTCCTTGGTCGGTAAGCTGTCTTCCTCTGGCCTTCAGCCGTTGGAAACAGCAATACTTTGGACCAAATTTTTATCCTAACTGGTTCTTACCAGTACATCTTGGAGGTTTTGGAGTTGATCCGAAATGGTCCAGTCCGACAATGAAGGTTAGTTACCATCAACGTCGTATCGCGACACAATTCGTTTTGGATCCGCGCTTATCCCTTTTTATGTTGAAGGATGTTGGAGAAGTGAAATCGCTCCCAGTTATGCAGGGAATGGCAAAATTGTTACCAAAAATGATTTGGAGTATTCCTGAAAAGGACGAACCCATTGATTTGGAACGGACAAAGCTTGCAAAAGCTCTTGTCGGATTTTGGACCACCGTCGCCTCTGCTAACTTCATGAAAACATCTGCGATGGAGCGAGGATTTTGTCTTAGAGAGTTCGTGGAAAAGGTCATGCCAGTACGGAATAAATGGGGAAAACCCATGTGCCTTAGCACTATCGAACGGTATCGGACAGCTGTCTTGGTACCCGAGAAGTGTAAGTATGTGCCTGACTTTCCAGCAGTTCCACTACAGAAACTCTCAAGAGATGTCTTTGATTGCATTCTAGACAAGTTGTCTCAGAAAGATGACTACGTTCACATGGACGAAGCTACCCTCTTGCTTCTCGAAATGTTGATCCCCGGCTACAATAAGGTTGGTGAGTGGATTGATCCGTTCGCCAACAAGCCTACCGAATAACTTTCTGACGTCCTGGAATGACGTAAAACTTAACCACTCGAGTGTGGAAGCTTGAGCAAAGGCCTCGAAACATCTGAGTTTCGGCCTAACAATTGGTATCATCACAAATTTTGCCAATACAGATTCTTCACACAGAGAATCGACGGACGACTACATTCCAATAGTCAAGATGCCACCGAAGAAAGGGTCATCATCAGCTGTCCGAACGCTGAAAATCAAGCGGACACCTTTGACTTCGCAGGTAAAGCGAGGCAAGAACATTCGGATCTCTCGTGCTAGTAACTCCTTAACGGCAGTTGCTGCACCGATCGCCGAATCCTACATCATGACAAACACTGGGCCACGGACCCGACCCATCGATGGGGGTGTTTGCATATCGCACCGGGAGATGTGTCTGAATCGTTTTTTGACAGACTCTTCCTTCAAGAACTTGTTGACCATGTACATCAACCCAGGAATACCCGAAAGTTTTCCTTGGTTAAGTGTACAAGCTGCTCAGTATGAACAGTATCGTTTCAAGTCTTTGCGATTCGAATTTATCACGGCTTGTCCAACGACAGCCTCTGGTACATTCGTGATGTTGCCGCTCTACAACGTGTATGACACGGTCCCAAGCACTGATGCTCAGGCATTCGATTGCAAGAATGCAACTGAATTTCCCGTTTGGGTCTCCCATTCTACTACCCTAGACCCAAGGTCTCTTCAAGAGGGCGGTCAGTCGGGGCGTCATTACGTTCGTATCGGTTCTGTTCCTGGAGACTTAAACAAGTGGGACGCTGGACTCTTCTTGCTGTACAGTAACGGTGTTACTAGTGCAGCAGGAGCAGATATCAACAACGCTGGTCGTCTTATCGTTCACTACGAAGTTGAACTTTATACGCCAGTTGTTTTACCTTCTTTCGTGATCCCATCCTCTGTCTTTCAGTCTTACTATGACATTTCCCACACTACTGCCATCACCATCACCAATGGTTATTGGCAGCAGTTACCATTCTTCGCGAATGTCGCTTCCAACAACTTGGGAGCGGTGGTTTCGTCCATAGGTACAGGGGACAACCTACTCCAACTTCCTCCAGGGGCATACCTCGTATCCTTTTCATTACATCTCTTCGACAGCGCAACTGCTGTCGTAGGTGATGTCATCGACTTCACCATGTGGGTGAATTCGGATGGAACGGATAACAATGTCGCTGATGCCATCCCAGGACTTCATGCACGGACAGTTGTGAGTGAACAGAACAATGGAGTTGCTTTCTCTACAGATATTACCATTCGGGGAATCTTCACGGTTCCACGCACTGGTACGAATATCTCGTCAGCGGCAAATGGCGCAGTGTTAGCTTGTTGGGCCTTTTTTAGTACCAACCTTCTTACCACTTCGACTATCAGCAATCTCAATTGTATGATACAGGCGGTCTGATTGTTCATTAGCGGGAAATTCCCCCGCTATATAAATAGGAATGGCATGATCCGTTCGAAGATGAAACAAATGTTGTCATGTCGGTAACGACTTACCTGAAATAGTCGATTGAGAACTTTCATCATTCGATATAGTTGGCTTGCGAAGATGTTCGATGTTTTGGAACTGTCAATGATCTGTTGGATTAACCTAACGGGCAGGAGTAACGACCCTGGCCAGCGAAAGGTGCCTTTTTGAAAGGTTCAATCTATTGACGGTGAGAATAGCAAGAGAGGACTGGAGAGAGAAACTCGCCCCTGCTTCGAGAGTTGTGGGGCCTATGGTGTATTGCATTGTAGGTTTAGTGATTCGTTTGAATAAAGCCGTTTTAGCATCGCTAATAGCTGTGCTCTTAGGGACAATAGCCACGAAAAACTAAGGAACGAAAGGCAGAGTAACTCATCCTTTAACAGCACTTCGGTGTTGTCGGAAGCTAAGAGTAAGAGAATCATTAGCACTGTAATGAAACATGGATGGTCTTGGACTGTCCGGGAGTTCAGCTTTGTTATTGTGGAAGAGCAACAACTCTTTCCCTCTGAAAACTTCTTGAGGAAAATCTCGTCTAGCTCGGTGTCTCATCGGGAGTAGTAGGTGATTACACCTGAAATCGATTCAGACTCGACAGAACATCATTCTTTGTGAACAATTGTTATTGTTTGGGGATCCCACAGAAGTATCGGGTATATCCAATTTTCCTTGATA